CACTGCGATTCAAAGGGAGTCGCAGGAGTGGGGCAATAAGTGGCGGACATGGTGGGATAACCCAACGTCAGCCCGTGATTTTATTGATGCGGCCACAGGGCCCCTTGACGACATCCTCTTCCCGGTCCTGAACACGGCGCTCCTGTTCTCAGGTGTAGGTCAGGTTGCGGTAGGTTTCCGTCTTGGGGTGACGGCCGGCCGGTTCGCTCAGATGGGCCGTTCAGCAACCATGCTCGGTAAGGTTGGTTCGGGTGGCGGTAAGGTTGCTCGAGCGATGGGCATGGCAGAGGGTACAGTCCAATCCGGTTTGAACATTATGAAAGAACAGTCGCTCATGGCTATGGGCGCATCAAAGATGGGTAGCTGGGGTGCTCCTGGCGGCAAGCTTGCCGCCAAGGGTATGGACGGGTGGAGGAAATTTCATTCCGTCCAGCAGGCGAAACTCGCCACTCGTGGCGGCATGCGGTTGGGTTTGGCCGGTAACGTGGAGACCTTCATCCTTCCTGAACGTAAAGGTGGTCACGGTTTAGTGCGTGGCGCTGGCACCGCTGAGGCTCAGGCTGCGGCCCGGGAGTGGCGTATAGACCCCTTGACCCCTCAGGGGGCAATCGCTATGGCTGCGGAAGTGATGTTCCAGCCGTCCCGCATATTCCTGCCGGGTACTATAACCAACTCGGTCAAGGGTGTCGGGCGGGTAGCTCGACGTTCAGTCGAATACGGTGAAGCGTCGAACCTGTTCGACAAACAGGTCGGACGGCTCGAGTACGCTCGAGGGTATTCCGACCAGGCTCAGGCGATGCAGACTAACCTCAGGGCTGTCGGTAACCGTGAGGAGCTCACTGGAGGATTTGCTGACTGGTGGCATGCCCGCATGCTTGACCGTGACGCCCAGCAAGCCCTAAACAAGTTGGAGCCAGGTAAGCGTGGGCTGGCCGCAGCTATGCTGTTGACTGACGCCGCCGAGATCGAGAAGTTCGCTGTCAAGATGGATAACCCTAAGGCGCTTGACGACGCCAAGAAGAAGGCCGGCGAGTTTATGTTGTATGTGGTCGGGGGCGGCGCTGTGGACGCTGCGACTATGAGAAAGGCGATGTTGCTCGGCGTTCACAACGATCAGGAAGCCTTCCTCCAGCTGCGCCGCTCACAGATGGCTTTGATAACTCCGGCCCGTGGACAGATCCTGCATGGGGTCACCTACGGTAAGCTGGCGGAGCTGCAAGAGCAAATAACGAAGGGGTCGTCAAAGTACCTCACCAAGGATAAGGCCCGCCATGCGGCAGAGGCTGAACTTGACGAGTACGCTGCCGAGTTCCGCCTCTTCGCTGAGGAGGACTTGGGGTACAAGTATCTGGACGACCTGGATGGTGCAGAGATCTCCCGTGCCCGCATGGAAGCGGGCGAAGATCCGCTACCTAGCACAGCCTTCGAGGGTGAACAGAACGCCGTCAACATCAAAGAGATCAAAGCTCGAGAGATCAAAGCTATCACCGATCAGTTCGCCGACCCCCTGAGAGCGGACGACGCTATCGAGTCTATGAGTAAGCACATCAAGGACCACGAGGCTCAACGTCAGTTCCATTTCGAGCAGGTCCTCGCCGACTACGATGTCACCCACCTGTCATCCTATCTGGATGATCTGGTGGATGGTGACGCCGACGTATTCAAACATTGGGACGAGTTCATGGAGGTCGACGACGTACTGTCGAGCGGCCAATTGAGCCTCGACGACATCCATCAACGTCCGGTTGCTGAGAACATCGGGCAGCAGGCGTCGGTGCGTTCCCCCGAGATGCAGAAGAGGCTCGAGGAGATGGGGGAGCTCTCCTTCGAGGACGGCCGGTTCTCCATGTCCGAGCCACTCATGCGGGATCTCTCTGAGGAGATCCGCAAGCTACCCCTCCCCAAGTGGGCGAAGAAGATGGGCGTCCCTTCACACATGGTTGACGGGTATCGGAAGCCGATCACTCACTTGCAGTCGTCTACGTTGACGGCTGTCCGTCGTGACACCCCTGTGAAACAGGATTTGGATGCGATCGCTTTGATTGCCGGCCAGTTGCGTCGCATACATGAGCGTGTCACTCTTACCCCTCAGTACCGTCAGTATTCGGCGAAGCTCCGTCAGGCGGCGGAGGACTTCGAGCTGGGCACCTTTGACGACCTTTCCCCGGCCGACGTCGAGGCCGGGTTCGCTAATTGGTCTGACGATTCTGTCGTCAAATTTATGGCGTCGAAGGGATACAAAGAGCTAGGGTTGACCGGCACGAATAGGGAGCAGCGCAAGTTCGTTAAAGCTCTCCGCTGGATCGACGAGGCGGGCGGCGACATGGATGACCCCGGCGCTTGGGTCGCCAAGATGGAGCAGGATCTCCTCGGCTCCGACTTCGTGAAGAAGTTGAAATTCTCAGAGCCCAAAGACATCGCAGAGTTGGAGAAGTCTCTGGCGCAGCTGCGAAAGACGACTGCTTCGGAGATGGCGTTCGTAGCTGGATCTAAGGGGGCTGAGGACATTGAGGCGTTCCTCGCTGCCCGTGGGTACAAGCTGGCTCGTGGCGTCAGTTTCACTTCCTTAAACGACATGCGTTCCTTGAACGGGCCGTTCGCTATGATCCGCCAGTCGTCGATGAATCGCCGATCCCTCGGCCGGTTCTTCTCCAAGATGACCGAGCTGGACAAGATGAAGATAAGGGAGCGGAATTTCCGGATCCTCATGGCCGACAAGATGGCGAAAGTGAAACCGAACTGGACGGTCTACGACTCGGACGCCCTTCTTCGGGAGTTGACCGATGCGGTCCGCAGTAACCGTGATGACTTGGAGAAGGCTCTCACGGAGGACGCTCAGGGTATCGCCCGTAGGTTCACTGGCCGTCTTCAAATGTCGATGTCAGCTCGCACCGCATTCGACTACGGATTCAAAGAGGGGGACATTGCCAAGTTCCTTCCTGAACTAGATTTCGAAACCCTGCAGGCCGTTAAGGGCTCTCTGATCCAGGCCAGGAAACTGGGTTGGGAGAAGAACGGGTTGCAGGATATAGAGAACATCCTGATCGAGCAACCGATGTTAAAGAAGATCCTCCGCACCTTTGATGCTACGGAGGCCGGCCGTGACCCGATTGAGCGTGGCCGGATGGCCGCCATCTTGAAGGGCGACGAAAGATTCAAGACCGGTTGGGACGATTTCGCTGGCGCTAAACGGGCTGCGATTATGGCTGGAGGCGCTCTCGCCGGCGGCGCTATGAGCGAACGGCTTGGCGGCGAATGGTATGAGGGTGCTCTGTTCGGTGCTGGCGCTGCCGCCATTCCCGGTGCCGGCAGTGCTGTTGGTAAGAAGCTGATGGCTTCCGGGTCGAGTAAGACTATCAATTTCGGGGCGTCGTTGAAGAGGTACGGCGACTACAATCCGTTCTCAACTCGCACGCTTGCCCGTGGTGTCACAGGCTACGTCGGTGGCACTATCGGCAACAACATCGCCCCCGAGGATGACGGTCAGCAATCCGGTGCGATCATCGCTGGCACCGTCTTGGGCGCCTTCGGCACACCCGGCATGTTCCGTGCTGGCGCTAAAGCCTACGACCTGTCTCAGCCTGCCGTTCTGGCAGCTACTGGCGGGAAGCTGGGCGGCCGAGACTACTCCCGTCTGGGGAGTTCGATGTTGCAGACCAGAGACTTTCTCCGGTTTACGATCAACCCTTGGTTCGACGCTCAGAGGTACTCTGAGGCTATCGTCATGGGGGCCACGAAAGATTGGGGTGACAGGGCCCTCCATCTGCCGTTCAACTACTCGCCGTCCAAGTCCCGCAAGATGCTGAAGCAGGGGAAGTTCAACACTGACGTGTTGGAGGACGCTCTCGAGCAGTCGATCGACGTGAACAACCCGAAAGCTTTCGAGAGTCAGATGGGTGCGGCCCTCAACGATGCTAGCGGGGGCCGGATGAATCCGGACCTCATGGAAGCTACAACGAAACGGTTCACCGATGAGGGTGTCCTTGGGTTCTCCAACCACAGGTGGCAGACGTGGGCTGCTACCCACCTTATCTCTCAGGGGATGCCTCTCAAAGAGGCGGCCGCTAAGGTTCAGGACCTATACTCCTACGGTAGGGCCGGCCGTTCAGCTGCCGAGCTGTCAGCAAACTTCGTGTTCTTCCCGTTCTCCTACATGAAGAAGTTCACCACGCAGGTGGGCACCTATTTGACGGATGACCTTTCGAGGGCTATCATCCTGCATGACGGGTTGAAGGCGTATGAGACGTTGGATGAGAACTTCGATCTACAGGGGAAGATGGAAGCCCATCTCCCTGTTCTGAAAGAGTTGCGGACTTTGAACCCGCTGGCCTACGGGCTCTCTCCCGGACAATTGGGGGGTATCAACCGTCCCCTCTTGGATGTGGCGTACAACACCCCTATGGGTGACGCCGCACGGGACATTGCGAACGTCTTCCTACCGCAGGCTTTGCTGCTGGAAACACCAGAACAGCACAGTCAGGCGGAGGACCTCATGTTCAGGGCTGTGCCGGCAATCAGGCAGGCTCAACGTCTCCTTGAATCCCTAAAGGATCAAGGTAACGTCGCTACGTCCCCTTCCCATACTTCTAAGTCTGTCGAGATCGACAGGGGCATGGAGGAGCTCAGCGAGCTCCGTGAGCAGTTCAGCGGATACGCCGAGTCCCAAGGGATGACGCTCGATCAGGTGATGAGGACCAAAGAGTCGGGCTTTTCCGGTCAGCAAGGATCCAGGATCATCCTCAAACGCCAGTACAAGAACCGTGAGCGGCAAATTTCGCAGCGGTATCCGGCGATGGTGGCCGCCAGGTCCGAGTGGGTCTCTAAGCGTATAGCCCGGGATTCGGAGTTGAAGCAGATTGTTGATAGACCCAATCCGGCGGGGTTGTCCCGTGTTGAGCAGGCGGTTTGGACGTTCGATCCGCTGGTCAAGCAGTTCCGTTCTGATATGGAGGCGGCCGGTTTGGGGGAAGGGGATGAGGACTTCTATCCTGATGACCTTCTTGGTGAGATCCGTCGAGTTGCTGTGGCGTTGGCTGCGGAAGAACCGTCTTTCGGTTCGTGGTACAACATTTACTGGGCGTCCGAGTTTGGCCCAATTGAGAGGGACATCTGATGTTATTCGATAACGAGAAGACTAGAGAGGTGCTCCATGGGTGATTCCTCACGTCGTGAGCAGCAGCAGGCTAACCTCGAGGAGTGGTTGGAGGGCTTCGGAATAGAGAGGGAGTTAATTGAGCTCACCGTGAGGAGGGTGTTCGGCAGCTGGGCACGGAAATCTGAGGTCGATGACGACTCTTCCGACGAGACAATTCGTGTTCTCGCTGACTCCTTCCTGCGACCGGGTGACCGGTCGGAGGATGATGGGGGGTGGAGCAAGGAACACCGAGGTGAGATATTCACCGACGGGGCGGCTAAGCGGCTGTATGTCGCCGATGTGCAGTCCGCCTCCAAATACGTTGATACTGAGGCGAAGCTTAAACTGATAGACGAGCAGGAGGAGCAGGAGCTAATCAGTGCGGAAGACGCTGAGGAAGCACGGGACTTTGCAGGGGCCGGCGTTCGAACGGCGGAAGATATTGCGAATATGACCAACCGTGAGAAGTGGGGAGCGGCTTCCGAAGACGGCGACGATAATCCACTTTCTACCGTCTCCAAGGGTATGGGTGGGGGTCTTTCGGGCATGTTCCGTCAGGTCTTCGGTTTCGATCTTGACGACGGTGACATCGACAACCTGTTGGGAGTCATGTTTGATTCCGGCGAGGTGGGGTCGTCTATAGATCCCGACGAGATGTTGGATGTTCTGGAGACCCAGCTGGTCGCTTACGTATCCCCAACTGATGGTGGTGCCAACAACCTCAAGCCTGCGATGCTTGAAGCGTTCGAGAAGCTGGCGAACCCGAACGCCTACCTCAAGAACGACCGTCTTAAGATCGGCTCGCAGTGGCACGACTTCGACATGGACGAGCAGCTGGTCGCCTTCGGCGGCGAGAAGGAGGATGGTAAATGGGGGTTCATGAAGGGCATGTCCTATGCGACCGAAATAGATGGTTTCGCTCCGATGGAGTGGGAAGTGGGCGGCTGGTTTCATGACGAGCAGCGTAGGAGGGATCTCCCCATACTCAAGCAGCTCTCTATGGATGCAGGTGTTGACACATACCTTGTTGCGGCCATCCTCGAACAGATTGACGGTTGGGGGGCCGGATACACCGAAGAGGAGATGGCGTTTATGGAGCAGCATCCTCGAGAGTTCGGCCTGTCCGGTGACGGATGGTTGGCTCAGGTGAAGAGGTCGTCGTCGGGGAAGCGTTCGATAAAACAGGGTGGCACGAAACTGGATATAGCGAAAGCGAACTATGCTGCCTACAACGAGCGGGTTGCGGCGAAGCGCAAGAAGTATAAGGACGGTGGGAAGAAGCGGGGCGGGCTCATGGGGAGCATCGCCGGCGAATACAAGCGAGGTAGAGTCAACCCTAAGCAGTCCAGGATCGCTGTCGACAAAGCTGTCAATAAGGCTCTTGAGAAGCAACGCAAGGTGCAGGCGGGGATCAAAGATAAGAGGTTGAATACCACTCGTCTTTGGAAGCAGGTTATCACCCGGGCGAAAGGGTATGTCGACAGGTTCGGCAGCTCTAACGCTGCGCTGATCGCCTTCCAGGATGAGGGTATGGCGGGCCGTGTGCGGGATGGCACTGAGACTGGCGCTGACATGATGGAGATCGATCAGATCCATGCTCGGTCCCGTTACTCAATCGAGCTCGACATGCAGCGGAACAAAAACTTGAAGCAGGGGCGTGCGAACTATCAGAAGTATTTGAATGCGTGGTCCCGGTACGGCGAGCAGATGGCGAACGCCAAACGCAACGGCCCCGGTGGTGGTGGCGCTGAGATAAAGGCGGTGGCTCAGCTTCCATCTAACGAGGAAGTGAGGCAGTCTGTTGCCACACTGTTCACCTCATGGTTCCAGCGTGAAGCTACGGCCAGCGAGATTTCTACGATCAAGTCCCGGTTGGACGGGGCGATCATCCGTGAGGCGAATGACCGTGCGTTGGCTCAGGCTAACGGCGGTTCGTACACGACTTCGGACAAGGAGGGGCTCATCATGGATACCGTGAAGAACCTTCCAGAGTATGCCCGCCTGTTTGGCAACAAGCAGGGGTCGGAGTCGGAGGAGCAGTACGCCAACAAGTTTAAGCAGGCTGCGACGAACATGTTTGGCGCCGATCTTGGCGCCGATACGGGCGGCCTTCAGGCTGGCATGGCTGAGGGTACCACAGCGACAACGCTGGGGTACCTGTCCGGCAAGACGGATGCCGCTGATTCGTCCAAATATCAGGAGACGCTGGCTAACGCTGCGATGATTATTGCGAGGCTCACATGACGAAGAGTTGGTCGACGAATGCGTTCCGTGTCCGGGGTACCGACGACTGGGCTATGCACCAAATGTCGCAGCTGCATCCGAAGGTGCAGAAGTGGATTCGGGATCAGCCCGATCATGTGCGCCAGCAGATATATGAATCTGCGAAGCAGAACACCTACCAGGATCTGAACAGATTCTTGCAGAATGTGATGCCGAGTTCACCTACGTCGGCACGGGGTGCCGAGCAGTCGTTGCCGAAGAACAGGAGGGGCACGAACGAGTATGCAATGCACCAATTGTCGCAGCTACACTCCTCGATACAGACGTGGATCAAGGCTCAGCCGGACCATGTCAAAGCCCAAATCTTCGAGTCTGCGAAGCAGAACGATGCCGCCAATCTGAACAAGTTTCTGAGTCAGGTCGTTCAGGCTGAGCATCATGCTGGGATCGCTCAGGATGAGCAGCGGTACGCTGCCGATCAGGCGAACAACAGGGCATGGCAGGTCATGTCCACACTGTCGGAGGATGTCAAGCAGTGGATCAGCAATCAGCCGCCCGATGTGCGAGCCAAATTCTTTGACTCCGCTAAGACGAGCGACCCTCAGGACCTTGAGAACTTCGCACAGGGGTTGATGGGGAACGCTGCTGCCGGCGATGCCCCAACCTATGACATGCCGCCACCGTTCACTCCTGGCAGTGGTACTGGTGCCGGCGTACAGCTCCTGCCTGGTGGTGGGTCTCCGGGTGGCGCTGGTGGCGGTTCAGGTGGCAAACCGGAACCGGGTAAGAAGATCAATGGCGGCACGCTGGGTGGTACGATCTACCGGTTTATGGGTAAGGCTGTCATCGTGTTCGTGGTCGACGGCATCGCCATCTGGTATGACGAGTCCGCCGAGAATCCGCTCGAGGGTGGAATTGTTCTGACGACGGCAGCTCAGATGAACAATCTGAAAGCTACGATGGATCAGGGCGTCGATGGTGGCAACTCTACCGAGCTGCTAGGTATGCAGCAGGACGGGTTGACGTACCAGAAGTATTGGGATCGGATCCTCGACAAGGTGTTCCCTAGAGATTCGGATGCCCGTAAAGATAAGGGCGTGTTGAAGATCATTGCACAGCTCGCCGGTCGACCTGACATGTCGGAGTCGGAGCTGACGAACCTGTTGATGTCGACGGAGTATTTCAACAACCTGACTGCGGAGCAGGCCAAGTGGAACGACTATTCTGATGCGGAACAGAAGTTCCGGATCGATGAGGCTTCTGCCGATCTGGCTAAAGAGTTCTGGGAGAAGACCGGATCGCAGATCGCTTTGACTGACAACGATTTGAAGATGTACGCCCATATGGTTGCGTCCGGGCAACGGTCGTTCGATTCTATTGTTGCTACTTGGATCAAACCTGAGGCTGAGAAGAATGGTGAGTCCCCGTGGTCGAGGTCTCTCCGCAATGAAACGGAGAACCAGCGTCGACGTGGGTTCGACATTGAGAACAAGCAGGCTGACATTCAGGCGTTGGCGAACCAGTGGGGTGTCAAGTTGCAGGCCAGTGTGATCGAGTCGTGGGCTAAGGGTATCATTTCGATGAACCGATCTGACGATGACCTCCTCGAGTACATGAAGGATCAGGCGCAAGTCTTGTACCAGTGGAAGGACCGTGAGCAGGTCACTGAGGAGGCGGCTCAGCCGTTCTTGCAGGCGTATGGTGCGACGATGGAGAAGAATGGAACTGTGTTCACTCCTGAGGTTCAGCAGGCGATGCAGCAGGGTGTGAATGTGTTTGAGTTTGAGAAGCAGTTGAAGTCCGGCGACGGTTGGATGGAGACAAAGAATTTCCAGAAGTCTGCGGAGCAGACGTTGGGCAGTATATCACAAGAGATGGGCTTTAGCTGATGGCTAACTGGGACAACTTTACGTTCACTAACCCACGGGAGTCGGCTGCAACCGTTCAGGCGTACATCGATAAGTACAATGAGATGGGGCAGCCGGTCCCTCAGGACCTGTTGGATCAGTCTGCTGCTGCGAGGCGGCAGGAGCGGGAGGTTGGCACCTCGACGAACACCGATTCGGCGGGGTATGGCGGCCAGTGGAAGTCCGGCACGAACCCTAACAGGGAGGTTCCGGAGCAGACTACCTTCACGGACGCTTGGGCGAACAATGGCAGCAACAACTATCAGTCCGAGTACGACGAGCAGGTTGCCCTCCAGGGGCAGGCGTACATCTACTCTGCGTTCCCTTGGGTGGAGCAGATGGGTATTGGTGCTCAGCTTCGTGAGTGGCTGATCGAGGGCCTGGAGGGCACCGCCCTGTTGGGGAAGCTGCGTCAGCTGCCACAGTATCAGGCGTATTTCCCTTGGATCCGCCGTGATGACGGTACGATGAGGATGACTGAGGCCGAGTATCTGCGTTCACAGCAGGGCTACGGTGTGCTTCTCCGCCAGTACGGGCATGAGGTTCCGACCGACCCTCAAGGGTTCGGTCACTTCTTCAACGGAGAGGTCTCTCAGGACGAACTGAAGGACAGGCTGGAAACGTACAGTAACGTGCAGCGTTCTGGTAGGTCTGTGAAAGAGGCGTTCTACATTTATGCTGGGATCCGGTTGACGGACGATCAGCTGTATGATGCCCTGATTCAGCCTGAACGGATGCAGCAGTTGCAGTCCGAGTACAACATTAGGGTAGCATCGTCCCCACTCAATTATGACACTTGGGCGGATCGTGCTACAGAGGTCGGCCTTCAGCGTGTCGTTGACACTCTCGAGAAACTTGAGGGTGCGGGTGTGATAACCTCCACAGCTATCGAGCGTGTGCGTTCGGTGAATCCCGAGTTCGCTAAGCAGATGATTGCGACACTATACACTGGTGGCGATCCGAATGCAGGCGATTACATGACGAACATCGATGACATCATGGCAACCTTTGAGGAGGCCATGATCGGTGGTGCTGCTACCGCTGCCGGCTTCACCCTTCCCGGTAGGGAACGGGTGCAGGAGCTGAGGCAGGCCGGTGTGAGTAGGGCTCAGGCGTTGCAGAAGTACAGCGACTTCGGTGCAGACAGCCGTCGTATCAGCGCAGCAGCTGGCCGTCGTGGCGACACGTTCGGTGTCAGAGACTTTGAGGAGGCCTCGATGTTGGGGGCCGGTGACGAACGGGCTCGACTCGACCAGATCCTGGCTCAGGAGAAGGCGATGGGGCAGGCCAGCGGCGGGATCGCTGTCCGCCGTGAGGAACATGGTTTGGAGCAGGCAGGGTTTCAGTCGTTCCGGACCTGACCGGGTACGGGAGGCTAAGTAGATCCCCTGACGGCATCCCCGAGCCAAGCAGGGCGTAGGTTTCATCGGGCGGACTGGAGAACAGCAATGAGTGGATCAGAAGAAGAAGTCGACGCCGGTATCGGAGAGTCGGGTTCAGGACTCAGAGGTCAACTCGAAGCGCAGATCCAGACCAACAAGGAGCTCACCTCAAAGCTGACCGCAAGGGAAGCTGAGGCTGCGATCCGAGATGGTGGACTCGACCTCGTGAAGGTTGAGGATCTGACGGACATTCCGTTGGACGAGATTTCAGGTAGAGCATCAGCTTTGCAGGAACGTCGTCTGGCAGACACCCGTTCGGTTCTTGTCACTCGTGTGGGAGAGGAAGAAGCAGACCGCATATTGGCGGCAGAATCCAGTGAGGGTACAACCTCGCAAGTGAGTTCCGCCGATGAAGATGCGATCCGTCGAACCCGCCAAGTCGGTGCCACTCAGGGGGCTCCGCCCCGTGAAAGCCCATTCGAGGGCAAAGTCGGTCCCGACCGCATGCGTGCGGCCCTCGAATCTAAGAAGTAGCCCCTTGGAGGGGGCACTCAAATGGCAACCTATGATCCTTTCTCTGGAGGAGTAAGCCTCCTCGAAGCCGCCAAGTGTGGCGATGACCAATTCAAAACCGGTGTAGTTGAGACTTTCATTCAGGAGTCTCCTATCGCCGAAATGCTGCCGTGGACTACCATCGCCGGCAACGCATACAAGTCGAGTGAAGAGGGAACTCTTCCTGACACCCAGTTCCGTTCAGTGAACGAGGGCTACACCCGAGTGTCCGGTTCAGATACCGAGCACATCTGGGGCGTAACCATCCTCGGTGCTGAAGTGTTCATTGACAACTTCCTCACAAAGGTTACGGCTAACAAGTCGGACCTCAAGGCGAAGCAGTGGGCCAAGGTTGTTCGCAGCCTTTCTCGCAAGCTCGACGTCACTGCCGTTAACGGTACTGGCTCGGCTGCGAACAAGGACTTCAAGGGTTTCCAGCAGCTCATCAAAGACGGCTTCGGCCAGGATCTCTCACACGCTGAGAGCGCCACACCCAAAGGCATCATCGACAGTGAGGCTAACGCCAACACCTTCCTTGACAAGCTCGACGAAGCGAACGACCTTCTCCGCAATCAGGAGATGGCAGATTTCATTCTGCTCAACCGTCAAACTCGCCGTGCGATCACCAAGGCTGCCCGCCTTGCGAACACAGGGTTCTCCCTGATCGACGTTGGCACTGACAGCTTCGGTCGTCAGGTCACACAGTGGAATGGCATTCCTCTGAAGATCGTCGGAGACGACCATGAGGGCAACGCCATCCTGGGCCAGACCGAAGATTCGGTCGACACTGGTGGCGATCCTGATGCAGCGACCGACACTTCTTCAAGCCTCTACTTCGTTTCTACCGGCGACGAGGGTGTCTCCGGACTCCTTGGTGCTGGCGGTAGCTTCGACGTCAAGGACTTCGGCGAAACCGAAACTGCACCCGGTGCGGTCGGACGCCTCGAGCTCTACCCGGGCTTGGCATCATTCAGCAAATACGGACTCGTGCGCCTGCACTCGTTCGACCCAACGGCATAAGAGGTCTGACATGGGAACATTAGTCCGTGACGCACAAGCTGCGACACTCTACACAGCACAAAGCGTTGCTGCGGATGACGACGGCGATTCAGTTGAAGTCAATTATCCGCTCGACGTGGCCTCTGCTGAGATCACTGTCACAACCGACATCACAGGTGACGGGGCTGCTGCGGTAGTCATCGAAGGTTCCGAGGACGACACCAACTTCATCGTTGTGTCGGCCTCTAGCCTTCAGGTTGGCGCCGAAGCGGACGACGTGTTCGTCCTTCCGCTCTACGCCCCCTTCCGGTATGTGCGTGCCCGTATCGCTGCTGACGGCACTGTCGCCGGCAACGTGACTGTGACCCTCGAGCAGGATCACATTGGTCGGATCAATCCTCATCCTGGGGCTAACGGTTCGGCTACTGCTGCTGGAGCTGAGTAATAGATGAGCGCCCTTAGCCAAGCCTATCTGAACAACCTCCTTACGGCTGGTTCGTTCGACCACGAGGGTGATGACAAGATCCGTGTCATCCTCGTGGACAGGGACAGTGTTACCGACAGCTATTTCGCTGGCATCGAGTTTGTCAACGAGATAGATGAGACGTACATTGCCCGTGGCGGCAACCAGTTCTGGACTGACGGTGTGAGTGGTGCCGAGATCGCTTATGACACGCTCACTAGCATTTCTGTCACTGCCTCTGGCGTTGTCACTTCGGGTGACGACACCTCGGAGCTGGATGACCCTGACGTGTCGGAGACTTCTCAGACATTCAACGGTGTTGTTCTTCTCCGCTGGATCAATGACGAGACGGATTCACCTGTGATCTGTTTGCTGAACGCTGCGACGTCTCCTGTGCCTGTGAATGGTGCTGCAATCACGATCACTTGGCCGTCAGCAAACGCTCTATTCCAGATCCCTACGACGTAGGGGATGGTGAGCCTTTATGGCTGACCTACTACTCTGGGCCGGCGATGGTCTAACAGCTGGCGCATGGGACGGTGAGCTCGGCGACGGGTCCGTTTCTGGTACAGCTGATTCTGTTCATGCTAGTGCTACTCTGTCGGAGTGGACGACTGGTTCTGGTGCTGTTGCTCTTGTCGAGGAGTACGCCGATCCGGCGCATACCGATTCGGTATCCGGCGATTCGGAAACCCTTCGCCTCTATCAGCCTACGTTTGCTACCGCCCGTATAAGGTTCCTGTACGACACGGATCACACGACCTCTTCGGGTCGGTTCTACTGGCGTCGTGGTGCGGATCAGGGCGGCTACAGCCCGTACATCGGTGCCTTCTATTCAAACGGTGCGTTGGCTTGGCGTATCCAGCTGCTGAGCAACGACAATATCCGTGTGTCGAACCAGTCGTCTACAACGGCTGGTACCGATTACGCCTATGGTGCTGGCGGTGCGGGTGATTGGCTGCGGTTCGAGTGGCAGCAGGACGGGTCCGATTATGACGTCCAAATGTGGGCGGAGTCGGACAACGGCCACGATGACGACGGTACTCCAACTAAAACTTGGACTGGTACTACGACTGCGACGTCTGCCGATGAGATGCGGTTGGGGTCGCATTCTCAAGCGGCTTTGATCCAGTACATGTACTATGACTCGATTCGGGTCACTGATACTGCGACAGCTGTCGGCCCCTACACTGTGGCGGGCTCCTCCCCGGGCGCTCTCACCATGGACCAACACGATTGGGAAGAGGATCCTGATACGATCCTCTTCGGTGATGACGGTACAGGTCCAGGTGTAGCCCCTGAAGGTTTCGTCAGTCTCACGTCGTTGAACTCTACGACGCAGCCCACGTTTGTGAACGTGTTCGGTGCCGCTGACACCGGTCCGACTGTGGTCGCTGATACGGCCATCTATTACGGTCCGCCTTTGTTGAAGGCCGACAATCAATCTGACCATTACGACGATTACCGTGGCGGTGTTCCTGAGTCGTTGACTCATCGCCGCTACATGGAAGTGTACTACCCTGACGACACTGTGCCGGTCACGCCGGCACCTGTTGTCGTGTTCATTCCGGGTGGCGGCTTCCAGTCTCACAACATTATACTGGGTACGTCTGCGGGCGCCGGGGGTGCAGCTAGTTTGAAGGCCGCTGTGTTGGCGGAGGGCTGGGTGTTCGTCGTCATGGATTACCGTTCTGCTCGTGGCGGCGGCGGGCCTAATGGGGTGTTCCATCCGGATCAGATCCATGACATCAAGATGGGGCTTGAAACCTTATCGTTGACTGCCGGCAATCATGGTATCGATGTCGATGAGCTCCATGTGTGCGGTCATTCTGCTGGCGGCTATCTGGCTTTGATGTCGCTGCTCACTGCTGGTGTGACGAGTTTGCCTGACGTGTCGTTCGACTCTAACGGGTTGGACCAGACTGGCCTGACGATTGACCCGTCGTTGACGGACTATTTCAACAGCGGTCTCCCTTATGCTGGGGGTCAGCTGCCGGGTGCCACTACTGTGGTGCCTACGTCGGCGGCTGCGTTTGAGGGTGTCGTCGATTTCGATATTGCTATCGCTCAGGCTGGTGCGGGTGTGGTGGCGGCGCAGGATGCGGGCCGTGCCTATATCGGTGCTCCGGGTCTTGGGTCTGGGAACTTTGTTGACGCTTGGTCGTTGCATTGTGAGATAGCGTCGAAGGACGGGTCGAACCCTAGCGTCGTGTCTCCTGTCATGGCGATTTATGCGGGCGAGGGTCACTCTTCGCCTGTCTACTATTCGTTCGGTCCGGTCGCTAGCACTGGTATGGTGACGGGCTGGAATGGTTCGGAATCGGATTCCGGTCAAGGCTGGGCTCTCCGGTTGGGCTGTGCAGATTACAGTATCCCTCACACGGAGGAGCGGTACGCTTCTTCGAGCCATGACGACATTACGAACGATTCCGCTGGCGGCTATGTGGCGTGGCTGCAAAGTCAGATCAACCGGCAGGACGCTGATGTCCTCGGGAAACTCGACATCTCTTCGATCGTCTTCAGTGATGACACGTTGGGGCCGAATGTGGTTGGGACGGAACCGACAGTCCTCGATGTTGAGGAGGCGGCATTCACTGAGATCATCTTCGGCGACGGCGGTGATGGCCCTGTTCTAGCTGTCGGTGCCGGCATCCAGACCACCCAGTACCTTACGCACACTTGGGAGAACGATCCCACTATCGTGTTCGGTGATGCTGGTACGGGCCCGTCGATTGCCGGTGTCTCTCCTCAGGGTATCACGATGGAGGCGATGGTTGCCGGGTCGGCTACACCGTTCCCGGACATCGTGTTCCAGGAGCCGGATGTCATCAACGGTACGCCTACCGGGTTGACGTTGGAGCAGCATTCGGGGCAAGCTATCGTGTTCTCGAGGCCGTTGCCTCATGGTCAGGTTAACACGGATGACCCTTGGCAGCAGGGCACTCTCACTCGTTTGGATACGGGCGGTTCAGACTTCGCTCGCAAGGTGCGGCGCAGGATGCGTCCGGTTTATGTTGGAGGTCTGAATGTCGACTCGTAATGTTACTATGGCTTCGATGGTGGACGACGTGTACCGTCGTCTCTATTCGCCTGCGGAGTGGCCGTTGCAGGTCACTGTCGGCACGTCCGCCCTGTCGAACGCTTCGACCACCTCTTTGGAGGTGTCGAGCCCTGAGAAGGTGGCGTCGACTGACGTGTTGGAGTTCGGTTCGGAGCTGGTGTTGGTTTCGGATAAGTCGCAGTCGAACATTCTGACGGTGGCCCGTGGGTACATGGGCACACCGGTCAACGAGGTTGTGCTGTCTGGTACTCAGGGTATCAAGAACCCTCGGTGGCCTCGCTTCCAGGTTAAGCGGGCCCTCGAGCAGGCGGTTTCGTCTGGCCTTGTCGCTGCGTTGCCTGAGGTTCATGGGTTCGCTGCGAGTCCTTTGGAGGACTCTACGATCCTTGAGGTTGCGGCTGACATTGTGGATGTGACTAGGGTTGCGGTCCTCGATTCTGAGGGCCGTGTCATCGAGTTATCCCGCTGGGATTTCCTCGATCATTTGCCGGCGACGATGGTGCCGGATGGTAAAGCGATTCAGGTGCAGGGTGGCCCGGATGAGGACGACACGTTCTGGTGTACGGGGATCCGCCCGTATCACTGGTACAGCGAGGAGGGTGTCGACCGGGGTATTGGCGGTGCGCCAACCGAAGAGGAAGATTATGTGAAGTTGCCGGTGTTCGGCGACGATCTGCCCATGTTGTGGGCTGCGGCGAAGATGGCTACGGGACGTGAACTGTCCCGTGGCGAGTTGGACCGTGTGGAGGAGTGGAATCAGGAAGCGGCTATCGCTCAGGGTGTGAACATCCGGCTGATCCGTGAATTGTGGGGCGAGTTCTATCGTCGTGTCGACGAGGTTCGCAAGCATCAGCCGGTGAAGAAGCATCGGCCTTATCAACGTATGAGGAGTTTCTGAGATGGGTTTCGTGCACAGGAATTATATGCGGGGCACCCTGTCTTCGAGTATCGACAACACGCAGCTGACAGCGGAGTCTGCTGCGTTCGCTAATCTCCCTGAGATGGTTTCTGGCGATCACACTTACATCACTTTGGACCCTGAGGGCACTGCGGGTGACCCTGAACGGCTGTGGGTTTGGCTGCATGCGGCGGGTTCTACCGAGGTCAGCATGTATGGTCGTGGCTATCCGTCGATTGATCCGGGTTCATCGGTGCGGTCTCATTCGGCTGGCACAGTGTGGACGATGGGTATTGATGCCGCTGAGATGGACAGTATCACAACTGATGTGGCGGGTGCTGTTACGGCAGCTCAGGCTGCCGCAACGACGTCGAACGAAACCTTTACGGGTACGACTACGATGGCGAAGGCGATTCTCTCTTCCGGCTATGTGGATCCTGTGGTGGATGCAGAGTTGACGTCGAAGGCGTATGTTGACGCTCAGCTGTCGGCGGGTGCCGACATTGTACCCATGGACACTTCTGGTGTTTCGATCTCGAAAGAGGCCGGCATGGAGTTCACGATCCGCAACATGTCGTTGTTGCAGACGGGCGCCTACTACCAGTTCAAGATGAACGGGTGGGTTTCGACGGCCCATTCGAGCAACACGATCTTCTACATCAACGCTCTCCCGTTGGGGTACAGTTCGGATCAGGGCTACCCTGAGCTCGCCAACGTCTTCTTCATTAACCCGGCGTCGTCCGCCAAGTTTGCGTACACGCCGCTGGCCTACGATGAGACGGTGCTCAACAACAGGTTCCGCATCGAGCTCGGCTCGGTTGTCGGTACCACCAACACGACCGACCCGACGATGTACACTATCGATCACGAACACAATCCGGGTACAGGGCCTGTCGATCTGACGGCGACCACGGAGATCCCTTTGATAGGTGGCATCGATGGTGTGGGGTCGAACTTCTGGTTGACGTTCTCCTACCTGCGTGCAAATGCCTGATCTAGGGAGCTTCCTCCCGGTCAACCATGAGGAACCTACTGGTGGTTCCTCTAGTTCGCCGGCACCCGGCGTCACGATCCTCAAACCTGAGAGCGTCGACGTTTCTGGTGGGCCTAGCCTTCTGGTACAGTGGTCGATTGAGGAGCATTGGGGTATCACCCCGACGACGTACCGGGTGCGTGTCCTGTCGGGCAACTCGGTGCTGTTCGATTCGGGTTTGCGTTCCGGGTCTGACACCCAATACATTATCGCTGACGCTGCTGCGAGTTTGCCTTCGGGGCAGTCGCTAACAGTTGAGGTTCAGGCGGGTGCCGGTTCTCTGGTGGCCCCCGTTATCACGACTGCCACTAAAGCGTTCCAGCTGTCTTGGGGTGGGCCGACTATCGTGCTCGGCACGGTACAGTATTTCACCACACCGTTCATTGTTGTTTCGTGGACTTACGATGACACGATAGTTCAGCAGTCGTGGAGGGTTGGGGTTCGTAACGATCAGGGTGTCGAGGTGTGGGCTTCTGGCTGGCAGGAGGGTGCGGCTACGTCTGTGCCTGTGTCGGTGTCTTTGCCTTCGGGCGAGTGGCGGGTGGCCGCTCAGGTGCGGAACGCTTCTGGTGTGCCATCTCCTGAGGTGTCTTCGATCTTCACTGTCGACGTGTCGGAACCTTTGGGTTCCGTTGCCGACTTGTTCCTCGATGTGGGCACGATTTCTGAGGTCGGCATTCAGGGTATCCCGTTCATGTTGTATGACAACAGGGATGACCGGCAGGATTGGCGTTGGGGTCGCCGGCATGTGCCTTTGGATGCACCTCGTTTCTCTACGTCGGACACTCCTTTCAATGAGGCGTTTGACAGGTACACGTTTGTCGGTCAGGGTGATTGGGCTGGCGGTGCTGGTCAGACTTGGGCGCAGCGTGACGACAGTGACGATCAGGCGTTCTTCCAGTCGTGGGGTATCGATCCGTTCACTGACCTTGACGGTGTGACGTTGCTACCTGAGACTGAAACGATGTCTGCTTCTGGTACTGTGACGAAGATCGTGACGGCTGGTAGCTTCTTGTACTGGTTGACGGATGTCGGCAACTTGTACCGTATCGGCACTTGGGATGATCCACTGGGGCCGACTCTGGTTGAGTCCGGCTACGGTGCGAACGCTGATCTGTCGTCTAATGGTTCTGACGTGTTTGTCTCTGAGCCGGGTGAGCTGGTGGAGTCCGGTTCGGACACTATGACGGACTATGGTTCGACGGGTAACGAGGCCGACATTTGTGAGTGGGCTGCGGATCAGTTGTTCGTCGCTTACCCTGACGGGTCGACGTCTACGAACCGGATAGACAGGTTGGACCCCACGACCGGTGCGCCTGTTGAGATCGCTGGCCTTCTGATCCTCCCTGACGGCTGGGACATTACGTCTATCGCTGGCGGTTCCGGTTTCGTCTGGTTCTGTGCGAGCTCCGCCGATCAGTCTGCGATCTATTCGTGGAACGCTTCCGGTGATGATGCACCTATTCAGGCGGCTAAGATGCCGGCTGGTGACAGGGCGTTGGAAGTGTTCGAGTACCAGTCGACACTGTTTGTCCGTGCCGAGGGCGACACTGGTGAAGTGCAGCTGTGGCGTGGTGTTATCACTACGGACGGTAAGCTGTCCCTGTTCCTTGTGACGGACCAGTTGGGTCCGGGCGGTTCGGGTATGGTGGCTGAGGGTTCCAGGGTCTTGTTCGGGTGGCCTTCGATGGGCCCGAACGGCGAGTCCGGTCTTGGCTGTGTGAACCTTGTGACTGGCGGCTGGTCCCGCTGGGTGTATGACGATTCGACTGACCCCGTGCAGGGTGCTACACGCTGGCAGGGTAGACTCGTGTTCGGTGTGGGCACGGAACTGGTCCGGGAGTCTGACACCACCGTGTCTACCGGGTGGATCGAGACGTCGATGTATGATGGCGGCGGATCTGGCCTGTCTAAGGTGTGGGATACCGCCTATGTGACGACCGCACCGCTGCCCGTTGGGGCTACGGTCGAGACGTCGATCACTTACGATCAGCGGCTAACCTATGAGACGGTCGGCTCGTCCCTGTCTGAGGCCGGCTCGAGGGGTGGCGACTGGGGGCTCCTGGGCTCCGCCCGTGAAGCCGCTATGCGTATCACCTTGAATGCGGGCACCCTGTTCGCACCTACGGTGCAGAACGTGCAGATCAGGATGCACCCTAAGGGCCTATCCGATCAGGTGCTCACCATGCCGATAGCCTGCTTCGACAGGGTGGCAGGGTTGAACGAGAAGGAGTTGCCGTTGCAGTCGGGGCAGCAGGGTGCGGGCCGTAGGGCTACCGCCTTGTTGGAGTCCTGGGTGAATGAACTGCTACTCATACAGGATGTCGACTGGACAGCTGACGGGGAAGCGCATCTGTATGAGCTCCTCGGTATAGATTTACAGAAGGTGTCTCTCATGGATCCCCATGAAGGGCGCAACAGTATCGGGTTTGTCACCGTGCTAGCATTGAGGCGGGCGAACTGATGGATGACAACGAACTGAGAGATCGCCTTGACAGACTCGAGGACAGTCTCGAGGACAAGATAGGCGACCTCGAAGATATGGTGCGGCGTGAGTACACGCTGCTCGCATTGTTCGAGCGCAACGAGAAGACCCTGTTCTGGCTGCTCACCACCACCGGCGGGATGATAGCACTGCTGATAGCCACGTCGGCTATCCGACTGATCTGGGGTTCCTGATATGGCCGTTCCACCGATGTCACCGCATTCGCCGAGGAATTCCGCTGGCCGTAGTGGTCGGCTCACAAATCTGCTCCCATGTAGCGGCCGCCGATGTGAGGTTGCAGCTAGGGTCCTTGCTGGCGTCGTTCTGGTTCTACTTCTGGTCACCTTCGTGACGCAGGTGTCCTGGTTCTGGCCTCACTCGTCGATCAGTCAGCCGTCCGCACTCTTCTCCACCGAGCACACGTCCGAAGGGATACCAGTGTACCGGGTCGGCGGAGAGATCCGCTACACGACATCCATCCAGAACGACGGCGTGGACATCACAGCGGTACGCTGGTTGGACAGGTACTCCCCAAGGGGCGAACCTGACGGGATCGCCGACACGGTGCAATCAGAGCTGTGGTTGCGGCTCGAGAAGTTCCCCATCGACCAGAGGGTAGACCTAAAGGACATCCCTGTGACAGTGGAGATTTCCGGCCCTATCGACGTGCCCGGATACTACAAGCTGCGTACCGAGAACATGTACAATGCGAACGCTCTACACACACACACGAACGAAACGGAGACCGGACTGTTCTACCTGACAGACCCGGGCTCACCGATACCGTAGGAGAAACACATGATCGAATGGTTTAGCAAAGAACGCAACAGGGCGATAGTGTACCGTGTACTCGTCGCCGTCGTACCACTACTACTCGCAGCAGGGTGGATCTCAGAAGAGGTCTCCGTGCAAGTTCTCGGTATCGCTACCGCAGTGTTCGGAGGCGTCCTCGCCTCTGGTAACACGTCGTTGAACCCGCCGGACTAAACCTTCGGTATGTTCTCGGGACGCAAACGGAGCGGGCTGCCTTGGTTGGCCCGCTCTAATGCGTTCCTGTTCAACCATTTCTTGTCGATGCCTAGACGGACCCACTGTTCAAAGTGGGCCCGTTCACTCATCGGTATCTGACTCGCTGACATTGGGTCCTCCAAAGATTTCGTCGGCGGAGTCTTCCCACCATGGTTGGAGTGCGATGGGTCGACGTCCGGCCCAGTCGTCTCGTTCTGTGAGGTCGGCGTTGAACTCCCAGCCGGCAGCGTAGAGCTCACCGAGCTCAGCTTCGGTTTGTTCGATGACCCATTCGTCGGTGCCGGCTTGCGTGCCGACCGGGGCTTCTCTCCCAATTTCGATGGACGCTTGTATCCGGGCGAGCGCCCTGATGAGTTCGGTGTTCGCTGCTTTGATTCCGAGGATGTACGTTTGGGCGGCATTCCTCAGCTCCACGTTCTCTGCGTACAGTTCAGCGTTCTCGTCACTGAGGGCCTCTTCGTTTGCGCTGAACGTCTCCTCCAATCGCCAGTGGGCGACCGTCTCGGCTAATGCGGACAGGAGTACCCACAAGTCCCGTCGCATACTGGTCCGACCTTCGCCCTTCCCCATGATCTTTCGGACGTGCGATCCAATCCAGCTCGTCATCAGTGAACGTCTCCTCCAACGGGGTTACAAGACCCCGTGCTATCTTGTCAAGGTAGTAGGGGTTGCAGGTGTCTTCGGTGTTGTCTTCGCAGTACCGGCAGATGCGTGGCTGATGCACACATTCGCCGTCGTATAGGCAGTCGTCAGCCATCGGTGTCTACCTCTAGGTCTACAGCGAGGAGGCTGGTCGCTACTTCCAGGGTTGTCTTCACCTTATGCCTCGACCATCCGAACGTGTTAGCTATGGATCTGATCGACCGGCGTTCGTAGTAGAACGCTTCGACGAGCTCACGGTACGGTTCGTCGAGACGGTCGACGGCTTCGCCGACCTCCTCGAACGTCTTCAATGCCGCTACCGGTTCAGGCATACCCATGTCGTCTAGGACTGCCGGGTCAATCGTGAAACCGTGGAGCCTTTCCCTGTCGCTCACAGGATGCCGGCATCTTTGAGGGTGACGTCATCGAGTATAGACACGGCGCCGTCGTTGATGATGAAGTCGTCTACCCATTCGTAGAGCTCGTCGATGTCGCCGTCGTTGCGGTGAACGTAATCGAAGTCCGCTTCGGTGAGCGACTCGGACCGCAGATCTGCCTGCGGTGAGCCTTCCCGGGTGAGGCAGATGTTGCGGCCACCGGTCTGACGGACGAACCTTACCTCGTCGAGGAAACGGACATCTGAGATCACGACATCTTTCCCTTGGTTGCGGACCTTGGCGACCTGTTCCGCTATGGCCCAGATCCACACGTCAGGGTGGGTGTGCCTACGCACCTCGACTCCGACATCGATGAGAGCTTTGCGGACCTCGAGGTCTTCCTTGGCTTCCTCCCAGTTGGTGTGGTACACGGCGTCGGCGACGTCCGGGTAGAGGGCGGACGTGAGGGCTCTCACGTTGTCGGCGAATGCGAACTGCACCCAGCCGTGTTCGCCGACAAGGTATTCGGCTACCGTGTCTTTGCCGACACGTTGCGTGCAGCCTAGACCGAGGAGCCGCCCTTTGAGGCGCCTATTCTGTACGTTCGTTGGAACTTGCATCGTCGTCCTTTCGGGACCAGTTGACATCGAAGATTAGTTCTAGTAGAGAGAGTAGCCAGACTATGGCTGCGCCTGCGAATACGAGGATGCTGAATGAGATCGCTATGCTCAGTAGCCAGAGGATCCAGTCGACGATCATACCTGTCCGATCCCTCTGCCTAGGCATGCGGATGATTTCCATGGGAGCTCGGGGAGTTCTTGCATAATGATCGGGTTGATCTCGTCGAGGTCGTTTAGCTGGCGGAACTCGGTGAGGTCTACGACCCATTTGCCTTTGCCTTGCCTGTTGATCCGGGCTCGCCGGCATGCGATGACTTCCCAGATGGGTGCGAGGAAGCAGCGGTTGAGGGGTACGTCTCGGAGGAGGAAGTAGACTGCCGGCCAGTGTCGGACGCCACGACGAACCGATAGTTCGTCGAGTACGAACAGGTTCTCCGGTTCGACACCTTCGAGTAGGTGCCAGCGGTCTGTTAGCGGCTGCCGTTTCTCTTTGACTTCTAGGTAGTAGCCGGGTACCCAGATGTCGAGGTCGTCGTTGTGGCTGAACCGTTGGATGTGTTCGACGCCTTGTTCGGCGAGCTGTGCGCCTACTTCTTCCTCGAATATTCTTGCGGTTGCGAAGTCTGCTGAGGGTGATCCTGGGGGTCTGCTGTATCCTTTAACCATTGTCTGCCCTTTCGACTCTTGCGAGTGCGTCGTTGATGAGTGTGCGGACCCCGAGTTCGAGGTGTGATTCGCCCCATTTGGTGGCGTAGTTGAGGCCCCATTGGGTGACGACTGGTTCGACGTCGGGCACTGGTTGCCCGTTGCCGGCGAGCGGTTCGATGGTGAGCCGGAACTGTAGGTTCCGTTTCGTTTTAGAAGGCGGCATCGATCCACTGTTTCACGGTGAGGACAGGTATGTTTACCGCATTGGCGGCGGCTACCTCGGCCATGGCACCGCTGGATTTCGTCCAGCCGGGGAGGGTTGCCACACCGGACGCCTCTGTGCAGATGACGGCGAGGTCGTTGGCGAGGGTGGCCCTACGGTCGAAGCCTACGAGGTCGGCGAGGTCTTCGGTGCCGTCCATGTCTTGAACGTCGAGTGTGGGGTATTGCTCCTCGTCCATTTCGACGGGGGAGATGACCTCGTACCCTGCTTCACGGAGCTCGGACGTGCAGTGTCTGAACTCTGGGAAGTTCCATTCGTGGATCCCGGACATGGGGCCCGCTATGTAGAGGATGTGTGGCTGGCTCATTCGGTTGGCTCCTGGTTGTCGTAGTAGCATTGGAGTAGTTCTTCTGCGAACTCGATGTCGAGGACTGCTATCTGTCCGATCTGTTTCGAGTAAATGGTTCGCATGTCTCTGGGGGAGATGAGGATGACCCATCGGTGGTCGGATGCTACCGCCCGGATCTTCCGGATCCAGTCGGGTATGCCCCATGTCTTGCGGCATTTCGCTTCGACTGGTATGGGCTGTCCGTGGAAGTCGTTGGACGGTGTGGTTGGGGCTGAACGGTCGACGTGTTCCCCCCAGATTCGTTGGAGTCGGGGTAGGCATTCGTTCTCCCATTCTGTTCCGATACGTTTGGACGGGTTGCTCATGCGAATGGTCTCCATTGGTTGGCGGTTGCTTCTGCTACCCGTCCGCCGGGTACGGGTAGGATCTCTACCCCTGAAGGGCCACGAAGCCAGAGGGCTTCGAGGATGGCTTCGGTTGCTTCGACGCCGGCTTTGTCCTCGTCGCCGTTGTCTTTCTGCGTGTCGAGTGCGAGGTAGATGTGCTTGTATAGGCCGAGCTCGCTGATGATCGATTCGGGGTGGTGGCCTGCCCCTGAGGGTAGACCCACGGCTTCTATGTCGGGCTTGTCTGTCAGCTGTGCGGCCATGCACCATGTATCCGATTCGCCTTCGCATAGGACTGCCATCTCTGCCCGTGCGTGTGGCGCACGGTAGAGGCGAGGGTAGGTGGACCCTTTGAGGGCTTTCTTGTCGGTGTTGAGCCAGAACCTTGTCTTCACACCGTTGCAGTGTAAGCCGTCCATGTCCGTGTACCAGTGTGGTATCCACAGATGTTGGAGCGTCCACCCTAGGTGGAAGTGGGTGGTGGGGGAGAAGAGGTCTCCACTGGGCCCGTTAGCCACACCGGGCCAGCGAGCTTGGATCCACCCGTCGCAGGTCTCCGGTCTCTCGTCGACCTCTGTCTGAACTCGCCGCAGGAAGTCGACGGCTTCTTTGACCTTGCGCCGACCAACCCCGTCCCCTTCAATGGGTTCGAGGCCGGTCGACAGGATCCAGCGCACCGCCCGACCAAAGCTGCAACCGAAATAGGTTTTAACTAGGTCGATGGTGTCGCCGCCGGTAGCGCAACAGTATGCACGCCACCGGTTCTCATTCTCGTACACCTGAACTGAGGGGGTGTACTCCTCATGCTGCCAGCAGAACGTCTTACCGTCCCGGATGAGAGGCTCGAGATCGAGGGCCTCTATCACGTCGAGGATGGGGATACGTTTGGCGTCTTCGAGGTCAGTCGGTTCCATCGTATGTCTCCCACGTTGTGCCCTTGAAGCGTAGCATCATACGCTTCCAGAGCGGCAATTGTTTCCAGTCGAGGTAACGCAGCATGGGCAGTCGCATCAGCAGCCGCTCCCCGCCCATGTCATCGAGCTCGAAGCGCCATACTGGTTGACGGTGTACAAAGCTACGGCGTCCTGAACCCAGCCGGGTGCGTACTTTGCTCGACTGTATCCGGGGTGCCCTGCTCGTGCGCTCATCGTCCGCCATGTACCGTCGATAAACTGGTAGGCTCCTGAGGCCGAGGAAGTGCCGTTCTGTGCTGCGTAGCCATTCCCGTGAGGATACGGTCCACGGTCTGATTCGTGATGACGTATGCACACTAGGGTTGGGTGCCGGCTCGGGCTCCATTGTGGTTTCGTCCCGTTGAGTTCGGGGTGCCTCTGGTTGACTAGCTGCTGCTGTTCTGGTGTGAGGGTCAGGTATGCTGCCACCTCTGCGGGGGTGCACGCTGTCAGGCAGACCCCTAAAGCCAGGATCGCTGTTAGTAGGATTCGTTTCATTGGTGTTCACTCCTGCCCCCAGTTGTATCGCTCGACATCTTCGAGCTCTGTGCGGGGTCGGGGCTTGCTCCGCTTAGATTCGTTGTAGGCTGTTGCTTCTTCGACGTAGCGGTCCCATGCTTCTTCGCCTGCTTCGCCTTCGTCTTCTCTGGTGAGGTATAGGCGCATCGCTACATGGTAGGCGACGGGTGCGAGTAGTGTGGCGGCTAGGGCTGCCGCTGATAGTAGGCCTCTCATCGGTCGCCACCGTAGATACCTCCAGCGGTGCACCGATAGCAGTGCACGGCGTCAACATCGCCGGGTTTTGTGTCTTCCCAGTACCAAGCGTGGCGGGTTATTTGCCACCACTTCTTAGGCTTGTCACACGCCACGAAGACGTGCCTTGATTCGGGGTCTGGTGTGCTCATCAGAATGCCTCTTGATTGTAGTTGTCGGATCGTTTCAGCGGGCGGATCCGCCCTGAACGAGTGTTGATTCTGTGTTCCACACCTTGAGGGTGTGTCTGATCTCCGCCTCTGGTCTTCAAGAACTGCATAAAGAACTCGCCCTTGTGGAACTCCATCTGATCGAAGGTGAGCTCGGGGTCGAGGTGCGGGCGGTACGCTCCGAGCACATAGTCGGCGGCTTCCTCGCCGCCGTACTTCCCTGACTGTAGGGTCAGTGGCATATGCCCATCGTTCTGCAACGGCTTGCCGTCCTTCTGCCCCATCCTCCCTCGGGGCACCTGATGTAGGACGAAGACGTGGACGTCCATGCGTCGGGCCCACCGCTTGATGTCCTTTGACAGGTCGGACACCTGCGATGTTGCTTCCATGCCGGGTGCGCCGGACACGAGCTCGAGGTAGTCGATGCCCACAAACCTGGGCCTCTCACCTGTGCGGTCTTCGACCTCGTTGATGATCGTCGACATCTTACGCAGGGTGATGCCTGAGTCGTCGACGAGTGTGAGTTTGGGGAGGAGGTCGGGCAGCTTGTCGAGTGCCGACGAGTAGCCCTGTTCTTCGAGCTGGTGTTTGATCTCTGCGTCGGGGGTGTCGGTGGTGATCGCCGCTAGGCGTATCGCCATGGCACGACCTGCCATTTCGATGGAGAAGAAGATGGCGGGGATGCCCGGGTTGTTGGCGATGACGTTTGCGAGCCACCATGTCTTGCCGACGCTGGTGCGGGCGAGCATGAGGGTGACCTCACCTTGGGTGACGCCACCTCCGATCCGCTTGTCGAAGAACGGGAACCCTGTGGGGATCCGTCCGAGGGCAGCGTATTCGGCTGCCTCGCCAACGTAGTCCTCGAGGGTGGTGTATTCCCAGCTCACCGGCCACGCAGTTTCATCAGGTTGCGGGTGGCCTGTTCTTCTTCGATCTTCTCTGACCCGTACATGTCGATGGCGAGGAGGCGCAGGCGTTTGGCGAACGTGTTGCGGCTGATGCCTAGCGTTTCGCAGATGTCGGCTCGCTTGTCGCCTGCGAGTAGCCGGTCGATGATCTCTCTGTCTTCACCCTGGATTCCCATGTCGTCGAGGTAGAACTCGTCGGTGTTGAGGGCGGATTCTGGGCCGGCGATATGTCCGCAGGTTGTGTAGTTGGCGCCATTGCCGGCGACCTCCAACCATGTCATGGACTCGCCGGTCTCGGTGGAGACGGTGGCGGATGCTGTGACGGTGTTCTCGTGGAGCTGACGGCGACCTTGTTTCGAGTCGCTGCGACCGTAGGTCGTCTCGAAGAAACGGTGGGCGTACTTGCGTCCCAGCCAGAACAGGATGTTCGAGTCGTGCGGGCCGTGGGTTTGGTCCCGGTTCCACAGTTCGGACCAGACGTAGTTGAAGCAGTCGTCCTCATCGTTGTTCGGGGTGGAGCGGATCGGTTTGGTGCAGTGCATCGCTATGACACGTAGTTCTTCGAGGCTGCGTTTGGTGGTGTTGTCGTTCATGTTACCCGTTCGGTAGAAGATGGTGGTTTGTTGAGGGGCCGGCCTGTTAGGGCCGACCCCCCGGTGTACGCCTAGTTAGACTGGTAGGGTTGTTGCCCAGTCTTCCACCCAGTCCGGGGTGGAACGTCCGTCGATCCAGAGAGCAGCTGGCTCTCCCTTGGCGTCGACGATGTTGGAGGTGTTCTTGGCCTTGAAGTCCGGTGCCTTCGGGTTCCGCTTGGAGTTGCGGTTGTCGAAGAACAGTGCCGGGTCCCGGAACAGCTCGTACCAAGGGCCGTCTGATGGGGCTGGCTGGATCGCAGTAGCACCGAATGCCGCTGAGACGGCCTGTACGGCTCCCTCAGTGGTCTGCTGTGCTTCTGCGTGTGGGACCAAGGGGGTCTCCGCAGGGTAGCTCACGGGAGCCTGTGCCGGCGCTGCTGGTGTTTGTGCACCGACTGCGAGGGCGGCGAGGTCGAGCAGTAGCCCGAAGATCTCCGATGATGTGTCGTCCAGACTCGTGCGTTGGCCGGCAGCGACAAGATCGACTGCCCCTTTGACCGCCACGCTGGCGAATATCTGCTGGTCCTTCTCAGTTAAAGCCATTCGGCTCTCTCTTTCGTCGTGTGCTATCCCTTCGGATGGCACGGTCGATTCCTTTAGGGGATTCTTCAGCTTATCGCTGCGCCGTACTCGCAGCGGTTCCAATGGTCACACCACTTGGCCGAACACAGGAACGAGTCCGTGTTGGGCAACCATGGCCCGTCGTTCTCGATGAGGGACACATACGATGCGGCCTTGCTCAACACGGCTGCCACTTGGGCATCCGTGGGCTTGACGTAACGGACCTCATGCTTCCCCTTGTGGGTCATGATGTCGAATGCGAACCCGGTACGGAGGATCTCCCCGCCGTTCTGCATTGACCACAGGTACCTCCACCAGTGAACGTACCATGAACCCTGGACGTTCTTCCGAGGGTGTTCTTTGCCCTTGGGCCATGCCCTGCGGGCTGTCTTGTAGTCGACGAGGAGGTGGTCGAGTTGAAGTTCTTCACCGAGCTCGGTGCCTTGCACGTCGATGGCCCGGTCAACGGTGCCCTTCAGTACGAAGCCGGGACGTGGCAGGTCTGCATGGATGTCGACCTCGACACCTATCGTGCGGCCTACCAGCTCGGGGTAGCGCACCTCCCACTCGTAGTCGGACAGGTACACACGGACCATGCCTTGACACACGTCGATGGCGCCTTGGAGTGAGCCCCAGTCGGAGTCGGACCATGCCGACTCGGGGAGCGGTTCGTCGCCCGCATCCTTCTGGCCGGCATCGGAGAAGGCGTAGTCCACTGCGGGTGCAGCTTCGCCGCCCCGATGGTACGCTTCGAGCCCCGCATGATATGCGGTGCCGAACGTCTTGAACACTCCCGGCTGCCACCCGTGGATCCGGTCGAACATGAGCTGACGGGAACAGGTGCCCACCCCGGAGATAGACGACTGGCGTACTACCTCGACGAACGGTGTGCCCTTGACCCCTTCAGGGTCGAGGATGGTGACGGGAGTTTCAATCATTGGTGGCCTTCTCTCTGGTACCGTACTCTGGCAGCTGACCGGAATCTCTGGCCCTTCGGAGTATGTTCTTCACGTTCGTCAAAGACACGCCGGTACTTGAGGAGATTTGTGAATAAGTCTTGCCGGCCCTGTAAAGCTCAGCAACTTTCGCTCTCTGTTCGTTGTTCGTGGCTCCACGTTTGCCGAACGGGGTGGGTGTGATCCTGGCTTGGTCGAGCACACGGTACAGCCAGCCCTTACCGGTGTTCCCTACGTCCCGCAGGATCTCTGCTGCGGACTGCCCGTTCTTGGTGCGGGCTACGACGTCGAGTGCTTTCGGTGTGGGTGCGTGCTTGTGGCCGTAGGCGAACCGTTTGATTGCCGCCTCGTTGACCTCGGTGATCTTGCTGATCTCATTGGGGAGCACACCGTGGAGGAGGAGGAACCTGACGGGTGGGAGAAGTTCGCTGTCGGCTGCGAGGTTCACGACGCCTCGCCGCCGTTCCAGCGATGTGTTCCAGACGGGGGCTATCACTTCCTGAAAGGATTCAGGAGCTAGGCCTATTGCCCTGCTAATATGGTCTATCTGCCAGATCCATGGGTACCGTCCGAATGCCATACGTTGAGTATAGCCGGTCCCCTGTCGAGCGTGCGCCCTACATTCCCGAAGGGTCCCCGGTCTCCAAGAACCGCTCAACCTTGGGGTTGAGGGACTGGGGGCCGGCAAACGACCTGATGTCGATTGTCTTTAGGGCTAGGGGGTCAACCAGTTTGTCGCAGTTCGGGCAGAACAGTGAGCCCCGGATAGCTACATGGTCTTCGCAGTCGTTCATGTTGTCCCCTTAGTGACACGCCGGAACTTGCCGAACGCCAGCTGGTTGGAGAGGTTGGAGTAACTGGTGGCTTGTGCCCCGTCGACGACACTGATCCGGGTGGATCCGTGGTCGTCTATCACTGCGCCGTGTGCAACGAGCGACTCGGCCAGCAGTTTCTCCGACAGGGAAAGTACCCCCCAGTCGATCTGTGCCCCGTCCAAGGCGAGCCAGTCGTTGGCCCAAGGGAAACTCATCTTCTCAAAGTCGTTGCCCTTCAGTGACATGGCGAGTCGGTGCGGCGGGTCGAACGAGTTCCAAAGCCTGGAGCTCAACGGTACACCGTCACCCGACTGGCGCTGCTGGAATCCTGCACCCCACGTTACCGGCTTGTCCTGCGGGTGTACCCCGATCAGGTTCATGTCCTTGTCGTAGCGTGCTAGGGCCATGGCCTTCCACCCTGAGGTGCGTGACACTCCGATGAGTTCCCAGATGAGGGTCCCGTCACGGTCCGGTACGTCGGCGATGAGGAGGATGTGCCTGTCGTAGAAGGCGTAACTCCCTCGGAGTGAACCGATGAAGTCCTCGAGCTCCATACGCATGAGGGGTTTGGGGTTGTGTTCGATCCAGTAGCCGTCTTCTCTTGCCGGCACGGGGATGTAGGCGTCGTAGTAGCCGACGTCGGGGTGCCCGATGGTGAACTTGGCCCGCTTAAACGAGTGGGCCTTCTGCATTGACCGTCCACCTATGTCACGGGGCGACTTCCACGGGGAGCGTATGTCTATGGCACCATGGTGGCCCCACTTGGTGTTCGCCCAGTCGATCTCCTCGGACTCGAGCACCGTGGCGGTGTCGAGCGGGCGGTCTATCGGTGCGTCGCAGTGCTGCTGCCTATACTGCGAGCGGGTGCCGGGGAATAGGGTTTGCCACCCGTTAAATGCGTGCCGGCTCATCCGCAGGCGTCACAGGGCTCAGGGTTCTCAGTGTCACACATTGAGGTGATCTCCATGTCGTCACCAAGTACACCGTCGAAGTTGATCGGCTGATCGATCTCATCTTCGGGGACCATGAAGGTCTTAACGGGTGCCACTTCTAGCGGTTTCATTCCTAGCACCTGTGGTTCAGGCTTGACGCTAGGGATCATGGAAGCTGAATCGTTCACTGGTCTCCTCGACGGATCTTCTCTAAGCTGAACGCTAATACGGTCCAGGTTTGGGGGCCGACGATACCGTCAGCTTGTATTCCGGTGAAGCGTTGCACTTCACGAACGGCCTGATGGGTGGACGGTCCGAAGGACCCGTCAACCTTGAGTTTGCGACCGGCAGCATGGTTCAACACCTTCTGCAAGAAGGCGACATGTATGCCCTTGTCCTTCTGGCGGAGCTGCGGTTGGTGGGGGATCGAGTTGAGTAGGGCGGCTGCGACTAGGCGGCGGAGTGCTGCGAAGTCGACGTCTTTGAGGTCGACTGACGGTGGCGTATCGAGTACGGCGCCTGACGCAGGGGATCCAGCGTGGATCCATGCGGCGAGCTCGTCACCCGGGCAGCCTGTGGACTTCCAGTCCCGGTGGGCCCACTTGAGGGGCTGACCTAGACGTTGTGCTTCGAGGTGGAATGCGGCTTTGGCGGCCTCGGTGAGCGGGTCGCCCACACCTGCGATGTAGACCACGGCGAGCGAGCGGCTGTTACCGGCGTTCGTGCCGTTGGCTGCGGTGCGGACACCTGCGCCTCGGCCCTCGAAGCGGTGCCCGTGGTAGCATACGCCGGAGCTGTACGCTATGTCGGACCATCCTCTGGACTGGGTGTGGTAGCGGTACCCTCCACGCCAGATGCCCGCACACCTGTCGTGGCTGCGGTCTCCACCCAACGGTGATGGGCCCCACCAGTGGGCGGTGATACCCTCGGGGCGCACGCTGTGCGATACCCTGCGGGGCTGACCGAGGCCCGCTTCTTCACGGCTGTAAAGGTGGCTCATCGGATCACCGCAATGATGTTACCCTCGTCGGCGATGGCCGCTTCCCAGTCCAGGATCTGAGATATTTCGATCAGATCCTCGGCCCCGGGTGACAGGTCGGCGTCGCCGTCTTGTTCTTCTGGTGATAGTTCTTCGTTCGCATCGTGTACCATTTGGGTACCTCCTACCTCTACCCCCACATGTGGCCGAGAGAGCCGGGGGGTATTGATCCTGACGCACCACCACAGGCGACAGGTACCCCCCGACAGAAGGGTAACGGGGAGAGTATAGCCGGGTGCTAGGCCCGGTCGGCAATGATCTTTCGGATGGCTTCCAGCGCCACTACGATGGCGCCGTCGAGGTCCTTGAGGTCGTCAGAGTCGGGCGACCATTCCTCTTGCCCTGGTGCGTCCCAGCAACGGACGTTCCAGAGACCAGAGACGTTGAGCATGGGGATCACGCTCACCACGATGTCGTCGTTTGCGGTGCATTCGAGTCCGACCATGCCGTCTATGGTCACATAGACGTTGGTGCCTAGAGCTCCGAGGTCCATACATTCGACGTGCCACCGGTTAACGGTGGGGCCTAGCTCAACGTGGTCGTGTCTGTGGCGGCTCATGTGAGTGCCTCCCTGAGGCTTGTGATGTGCTGGGACACCCTTGAGGGGTGTACCCCTAGCTCTACTGCGATGTCCTTCTTAGGCGTGCCCTCAGCTAGCCTGATAGCTACTAGCTTGAGAGTGCCTTCTAGGCCAGCCTCTGCCGCTAAGGCGGCAGGCTTTAGGTGGTCTATGTCTGCAATCTCACTCTCGGCAGTAGGCGACAAAGACTTTAGCGATGTGACGAGAGACACACTCTCCCCTCCGATGTGTAGGGGCATCGAGGTCGACGTCTTGCATCCGTTCCTGCCGTGTACTTGACGCCAGCGATCAGCGCAGGCGTTTCGTGCCCTGCGAATGCACTGGTAGTCTTCGAGGTCTAGGCACTGCCAGACTGCTGTTGCGGCGATCTGAACCTGATCCTGATAGTCGGCGTTCGCCGACCAGTGACGGCAGGCTATGCGTGCCAGACGCATAACCCGCTCGTCCTGTGTCTCGCCGTCTGGTGACCTCATTGTTGGGCCCTCCGTTCGGCGACGGCGGCGATCAGTCTGTCGAGACGATTGATCTCTTCACCGGCAGCGATCAGGGTCTCCAGATCGCCCACACCGGACATGGCGTGCGAGGCTTGGGCCTCCGCTACCGCTCTGAGATCCCGGTAGAACGCTTCCCGGCGTAGCAGCGAGTCGGAGACCGCATCGTCGGAACGTCCGGTCTCCCCGAGGTACTGGTTGTACGCTTTGATCCGCTGGTCGTCGGTGAGCGACCGGTCATGGGTCAGCTGGTAGTGGGCCCACTTGTCGGACTCGTAGGACCGCAATAGCGG